TAATCCTGTATACCTGCCGAACCGGCAAAGAGCTTCACGCCGCGGTCGAATGGTGCCGGAAGCATCATCTCGAATTTGACGCGGTCAACGAAAACCTGCCGGAAACGATTGCGGCATTCGGCGGCGACACACGAAAGATTGTTGCCGATCAATACATTGACGATAAAGCAGCAGACATGTCGGCGGTTGATCGGATTGGAATCGGAATCCTTCAAAGAATTATCAAAGGCGGCGGAGGTGATGACAATGGCTGAGAAGCTGATCGCAATCAAGGGCTTCCAGATGCCGTACAACTGCATTGAATGCCCGCTTCAGTTCGGCGGATGGTGTGGAGCATCGCCGCCGGAGATCGATGAACGTGTTGCCGAGACGGTTGACGAAGCTGTGAGACAGAAGAAGCCGAAATGGTGCCCGCTTGTAGAAATTGAACTGGAGGAAAAGAAATGAAGGATTTGAACGGACTTATTTCGTATCTCGAAGCTGCGCAGTACATCCTTGACCATTACGGTCAGAAGAAACAGGAGCTCCAGGCGGTGCAGGAGCTGTCCGAGCTTATTCTGCTGCTCGCGGCTCGGCCTGATCAGCGCAAAGAGGGCTATGTTCAAAACATCACGGAAGAAATCGCAGATGTCCATGTGATGCTGATGCAGGTCAGGCTGATGCATGGGATTACGCGCGAGCAGATTGACGATGTGATCAAAGAAAAACTGCTCCGCCAGCTTGATCGGATCGACAAAGAGAAGGAGGTACAGAATGAAAACCATTCATGATTACATCCATCACTCTGCGCAATGCTTCAGAGGTTGCGTTCGCACAGGCGGTCATGGCAATCGAGATGCTGTATGAAGGGAGGTGCTGACAATGGCAATGGCTAGAAAATGCGACAGGTGCGGCGCGTTATACGAGCAATATAGCACAAGATTCAAAGAAGCAGTAGGGATTGCAGAGATTAACGGCTTTATGTTTGTGAAAAGAAGAATTGGCAGTAGCGATTATATAACAGAAGATCGGCCAAGAGACTTGTGCCCAGATTGTACTAAAAGCATTTTGGCGTGGTTGTTGTTGGAAAGGAGGGCTGACAATGACCAAGGATGAATGCGCTATCGTTTCGGCATACACAGGTATCTCAATGCTGCAAGGTGCCGACCTCGGTTATTTATACCGCTATCTGTCAAAATTCATCGGGCGTCCCGCATACACGCATGAACTTCCTGCTATAGCAGAGCGTTACAAGGAAGAAATCAAAGAAGATTTCCTCACTTTGTGCAGAAACGCCGTAGATACTCAACTGAAGGGCGGTGAGCCTGATGCCGGATAACACCTGTGTCTGCTGCGGCAAGATCATCCCGGAGGGACAGCACATCTGCCTGACCTGTATGCGGACGAATGATATGCAAGCATTCGATAAGCCAGTCAGAACCAACGGCGACCGTATCCGGGCGATGTCGGATAAGGAGCTTGGGAAATGGCTCTGTTCGATGGAGCGCAGGGCATTGTTTACGAACAGCATGACCAGACCGGAGGGCTGGCAGAAGTGGCTCGAAAGCGAGGTGCAGACATGACCGAAAAGGAAGCAAAGGAATACCTGATGCAGTACCGGAGGGCGGCGTGCCGGGTCGATGCGGCAGCGGAGCATCTGGCGCAGCTCCGTGCGGCAGCCGAGTGCATCACGCCGAATTATGGCATCAGCGGAGGCGTGGTACATCAGACCGGAGACAAGCTCGGGGCGGCTGTCGCAAAACTTGTGGACGCAGAGAACCGCGTCAGTGACGAGCTCGAACTGCTCGAAGCAACCGAGCGCGATGTTATCAGCACGATCGGCAAGATCACGGACGAAACGCTTCACACGCTGCTTTATGAGCGCTACATCAACGGCAAGACATGGGAACAGATCGCGGTTGCTTTGAATTACAGCTATCGTCAGACAACAAGAATGCATGGCGCGGCACTGATTGCGGTGAAACATGTCCTTGAATGTCCTACTTGATCTGTGATATGATTAAGCTGAGAAAAGCGACGGAGCCAGAGCAGAGCTTTTCCCGGAGGGCGCCCCTCCGCTTTTTCTGCTCCGTCAGGTTTCTGAATATGCGGAAGCGCTCGTTCCTCCTTGGCGGGCGCTTCGCTCTTTATATGGCTGTGATTGCCGTATTGGAAGGTGGTGGTTGCGGCGTGGCGAATAAAGAGAACCTAACAGGGCGCGGGTTTGATGCTCGAAGCACCGAAGAAGCGCGAGAATCGGGAAGAAAGGGCGGAAAAGCATCCGGCAAGGCGCGCCGTGAAAAAGCCGACCTCCGAAAGATGGCGCAGGCTGTCCTCGACGGCACATATACATCAAGAGACGGATCCGAAATGACGGGCGCAGAGCTTGTCTGGCACGGAATCATGGAGAACATCAACGATCCATATGGCAAAAACTGGGGCAAGGCGATGGAGATGATCGCCATGCTGACCGGGGCGAGTATGTCGCCGGAGCAGCGTGCCAGCATCAGAGCGGCAACGGCAAAGGCCAAAGCCGAGACTAAGGTGCTGAAAGAGCAGTGCGAGCAGGGCATCAATACATCCGTTTATTCTGGAATCCCGGCGACGCTGATTGCACCGACGTTCCAGTCTGTGCTGCTTGACATCGCAGATGGCGGGCATACAGAGTATGACTTCCCAGGAGGACGCGGCAGCACAAAGTCCTCTTTTATCGCGCTTGAAATTGTGGACCTCATCATGCGGTCACAAGATACTCATGCCTGTGCCGTCCGCAAGGTAGGAAACACGCTGCGAGATTCCTGCTATGCAAAGATATGCTGGGCGATCGCATCACTTGGGCTAGAATCGGACTTTGAATGCACCGTCTCACCGATGGAGATCACGAAGAAGTCAACCGGGCAGAAGATATACTTCCGCGGTGCTGATAAGCCGGAAAAGCTGAAATCCATTACGCCGACGTTCGGCTATATTGCCGTGCTGTGGTTTGAGGAAATGGACCAGTTTGCAGGTGAATCTGAACTGCGAAACATGAAGCAGTCAATCATCCGCGGCGGCGATGAAGCAATCATTTTCTGCTCGTTCAACCCGCCGAGATCTGTAAATAACTGGGCGAATGACTATGTACTCAATCCGCCTGCGTCCCGCCTTGTGACACAGTCGAATTATCTGAACGTTCCCCGAAGATGGCTCGGCCAGCCGTTTATTGATCTTGCCGAGGAGCTCAAAGAGAAGAATCCGCGAGCATACGAGAATGAGTATCTCGGAAAGGCAACCGGAGACGGTGCGAACGTTTTCGATAATGTGGAAACCAGGACGATCGCAGATGCAGAAATGGCGCAGTTCGATTATATCCTGCACGGGGTTGACTGGGGCTGGTTCCCTGATCCGTTTGCATATGTCAAGGTGCACTACGACGCAGCTCGCATGACGCTGTATATCTTGCAGGAGTACGTCATTAACAAGAAGAAAAACAAAGAGACTGCGGAGCATCTGATCTCTCTCGGCATTACAAGCGCGGATGTTATCACCTGCGACAGTGCCGAGGAAAAATCAATCAGTGACTACCGAGATTTCGGTATCAACGCCAGAGCTGCGGAGAAAGGACCGGAATCCAGGCGGTATTCATACAAGTGGCTGCAAAGCCTCGTGAAGATTGTTATTGATCCTGAACGCTGCCCCGTTGCGGCAAAGGAGTTTCTTCACTACGAATACGAAAGAGACAAGGACGGCAATATCATCAGCGGATATCCGGACGGTGACGATCACTGCATTGACGCTGTGCGCTACGCTACAAACCGGATATGGAAGCGGAGCGGACAGTGAGGTGATAGCATGGGCATTTTTTCACGTCTGAAAGAACTGATAAAGGAGGCGATTCATAAATTGATCCCGTACAAGCAGATTGAACAGGCGGCTAATTTTGAGTCGCCTGTATCAGATAAAATGACAGAGGCTCTCAACCTCTGGGCACAGATGTATCTCGGTGAAGCTCCATGGCTCTCGCAGACTGAAGGGATGAAGAACATTAATATACCGGCGTTCATCTGCTCTGAGCTCGCACGTCAGGTCACGATGGAGATGAAGTGGAACATCACCGGTACAGTACAGGATGAAAACGGCGCCGCGAAGGATAATCCGCGTGCCGAATATCTCAAGGAACAGTTCAAGCGGTGCACAGGCACAACGCTGCGTGAAAAGCTCGAATACGGCATGGCAGCGGGTGGCATGATCGTAAAGCCGTACCCGATGAACGGGAAGCTGTATGTCGATTTCTCGCCGGATTGGTGCGTGTACCCGATTGCATTTGACGGTGACGGCCATCTGACTGACGTTATTTTCCGTGATCAGTATACGAACGGAAAGACCTTCTACACTCGGCTTGAGCGCCATACGGCAAGCGAAAACAGCGTGGTGATTACGCAGCGTTGTTTTAAGTCGCAGACACCGGACGCGCTTGGAACAGAGTGCAGCCTGAAAGAGGTCGATGCCTGGGCGGATCTCACTCCGCAGGCAGAGATCAACGGAACAGACGGTCTCCCGCTGTTTGGCTGGTATCGAGTTGCGGCAGCTAATACCAAGGATCTTGACACGATTCTCGGCTCTTCTGTGTTCGCAAAAGCGGTCGGATGTATCCGGGATGCGGACGAGCAGTACAGCCGGCTGCTGTGGGAATACGAGGCAAAGGAAACAGCGATTGACGTTGACCCGACAGTGCTGCTCCCGAAGGCAGAGCGGGACGCCAGAGGAATCAGATACGAAATGCCGAAGCTGAACAAGCGTCTGTTCCGCGCCGTCGATCTTGGGACCGGGAACAATTACAACGTATTTGATCCGCCAATCAGAGACGTATCGCTCCTGAACGGTCTGAACAGCATCCTCTGCAGAATTGAAGATCTATGCGGTCTAGCACGCGGCACTCTCTCTGATCCGAATGAGCAGGCGATGACAGCCACGCAGATCATCACGAACAAGCAGCGGACATACGAGACCATTAACGGGAATCAGCACGCACTTGAGCAGTGCCTGCGCGATGTGATTCACGCGATGGATGTGTATGCGACTGCTTTGAATCTTGCTCCGGCAGGTGACATAGACGTCTCGTTTGAATGGGACGACTCGGTGATTGTGGATACATCACAGCAGCTTAATGAACGCCTGGCGCTGAAGAACGCGGGGGTTATGAGCGCAGTTGAACTTCGCATGTGGTACTTCGGAGAAACAGAAGCGCAGGCGCAGGCAGCCGTGCAAAAGATCGACGACGAAAAGATGAAGTCCATGATGCCGGATTTCCAGTGAGGCGGTGATCGCTGATGCTTGAAGGCGAAGAGCTTGATAAGGCGATAAAAGCGATCATGAAGCGGCTAGACGCCGTGAATGCGAAGTACATCAAGAAGATTGCGGAGCACATCAAGAAGATCGGAGAACTCCTGCCGAGCGACGTCAACCGTCTCGTTGCAATGAGCGAGATGAATGCAGACGTCGGCGAGATCACAGAGGATCTGCGCATCGCGACAGCCGTAAACAACATGGAAATCAACAGGATTTTTCACAAGGCTCTCGACGAGGCGTACAACGATCCGCGGTTCCGCGTTTACACTTCCAAAAACCCGGATGCTCTGCGACATCGTGCAAAGCAGCGGATTGAGAAGTTTGTGCAAACCATTTACCGCCAGACAGCCGGCAATATGGTGAACCTCTCGAATACGACGGCAATCACTCCGATGTACTCGCAAGCGATTGACAAGGCAATCCTTGCGTCCTCGACGGGTGTCGCATCGTACACAGAGACGATGCGGGATACCATCCGACAGATTGGCAGAGCCGGGATGCAGGTGCAGTACGAGAGCGGATATCACCGCAGACTTGACACGGCCGTCCGGCAGAACATCGTGGACGGCGTGAACCAGATCAACAAGACCGCAAGCATCATGATGGGCGAGGCGATCAACGAGGCAGCCGGAGAGAACGTCTACGATGCCATCGAGATCAGCGCACATGCCCACAGCGCACCTGACCATGAACCCGTGCAGGGGCATGTATTCCTGAAATCGGAGTACGACATGATGCAGATCGGCTCGCCCTTCCGCGACGTCAACGGACGGGTATACGAAGGATTCCACAGACCGATAGGCGAGTGGAACTGCCGACATACGCCGATCAGCTTCTCCACGAAGTGGAGCAAGCCGACATGGACGGACGAGCAGCTGCAAGCGTTGATCGACGAGAACCAGGCAGGGTGCATCATCGACGGCAAGAAAAAGACGCTGTACGAGGCCATGCAGATGATGCGTGACATCGAGACAGCGGTACGCCGCGAAAAGGACACCGCTGTGGCCGCGCAGGCGGCAGGTGACGATGCCCTGCGGCAGGCATGCCAGCGAAATATAAACGCGCTGGTGAGACGGTACGCGGCCGTAGCGAAGGCATCCGGCAACGCAGAGAAGCGGCAGCGGATGGCAGTCGAAGGATTCAGGGCGGTCAAGGTGACGGCAGGAAAGGGGTGAGCGCCATGACGATCAGAGTCAACTGAACGACAGAGCGCGGCACGCCTCTGACGCAAGCGCACCAAGCCGCGCCTTTTTATCAGGAGAACAGCACTGACGAGAAATCGTCGGTGCTTTTTTCATACACTTGTCCGGAATGACGCGAAACTATCAAGCGGAGCGGAAAGAACCGCGACACCAAACTGAAACGCGAAAGGAGCACCCACCATGAAACGCGAAGATGTTTTCAAGATCTTCGAGGGAGCGACCGAGGAACAGATCAGCGCTATCCTCGACATCAACAGCAAGGACATCGGCAATGCCAAAGCAAATAGCGAATCGCTCACGGCGCAGATTGCTTCCCTGAACGACCAGATCACGCAGCGCGATGCCGACCTGACATCCATGCGTGAGAAGCTGACAGCAGCGCAGGCTGATGCCGGCAAGCTGGCAGAAGTTCAGACCGCGCTCGGCGATTTGCAGGCAAAGTACGCCGCAGATCAGCAGGCATGGAAAGAGCAGAAAGCAGCACAGGCATATGAGTTTGCTGTGAGAACGAGGGCAGGCGAGCTGAAATTCTCATCGAAGGCAGCGCAGAACGATTTTATCCGCAGCGCGCTCGACAAGAAGATGCAGCTCGACGGTGAACGGATCCTCGGATTCGACGACTTTGCAAAGGCATACCGAGAAGCCGACCCGTCTGCATTCATTGCGGAAGAGCCTGCAAAGCCTGCACCGT